TATATAAAGGAATACAATTATATTGGATTTCTAAATCCTACTGGAACTAATATACTTCTTCGTAATATAGAAGATAATGTAGATAAGAATAAAAGACATATCAAAGTATCATTTTTAGAGACTTCTAATGTAGCTAGATTTGTTACACATAAACCATATACTGTAGAAAAAGATAATAAGTATGAAGATGATAATACTTATATCTGTATAGCAGAAGGTGTATTTGATATTACAAATACTATGGAATATATAATGCCTGAATGTAACGGTATATGGTGTGCATCTCCAGTATCTGGACAGAGTGGACTTATAAGAGATTTAACTAAATACTATCCTGATAAGCATTTCGTATATGTAGCAGATTATGATGTAGACGATAGAAAGATTAAATCTTTTATAGAGCCTATAAGATATAGAGTTAAAGATATAGCTGTAGTTAGAAATAAGCTATCTAAAGATGTAGGAGATATGTCAAAGCCTATGGAACTTTACAAATATAATTTATAGTGGTGGCATATAGCCACCACATTTACATCATTTATTTTTATCACTATATATTATAATAGTGACAAGAAGAATAGAACTTAGTGCGTGTCGCATTAGTTCTCAACTAAATATTTATGTTTATCTCAAATATATAAAGTTCTATTCTTCTTGTTTATTTTTTTTTTATTCTTCAGTAGTTTCTGAAGCTGGACTTGCCGGTTTTGGTGTAGTAATCTTAGACATAAGAGCTTGTATAACCTTAGTAAATCCATCATCTATAGCTTTAAAGAAGTTTTCTTTTGTATGTATTCTAAGGTCTATATTTTCCTTAGGAATATCTCTCCAAGCAGCATTAACTCTATATCCTACTTGAACTAGCATACCTCCAAATATAATAAGTTGCTTTACATCATCATAGTTTAGCTCAGCCTTATCTGTATCTGAGAATTGCCATTCAATAGTTTGTCTTGGGTCAATATCTTTTGTAATATCAAGTACAGTCTTAGTTTCAAGAAATCTTGCTCTATCATTTTCTCTTACTCTTTGATGGTGGCTCTTACCTTTTCTATCTGTCCAATCAAAACCTATATCAAATCTTTCATCTCTCCATTTATAAGACATTTGAACTAAGTATTCGTGTAACTCATCATAAGTCGAACCTTCATACCATTCATTTTTTGTATCATTCCATCTAGGTTTTAAAAGCCAATTTGGAATAGGAATAGATACTATCTTATTTGTCATAGGGTCAAGCATTTGTCCATCTTGTAAGTTGACTTGTCCTGAAGTTAATTTCTCTTCAGCTGTCATCTCTCTTATTCCTCTTCTAGTTCCATCAAGACAAGGATAATCATACCAAGTATCTGTAGCTATCATAGAATTATCCCAAGCGTCGAAGAACTGTTGAGGATTTGTATTAAAGTCTGATAATCTATATGGTTGTGTAGCTATATAGTTACCATCTTGTGAGTATATATGCGTTTTCTCTGGTGTATGTTTCATTTAATCCTCCTATCTCATCGGTATTCTAATAGTTATATTAAGCCAGTAGTCATCACCTATATGCTTATCAAAACCTATAGCAAGACCTTGGAAATATCTTTGTATTAATAAAATACAAGCGTTATGTTGTGGGAACTTAGATTCAAGTGGGTTAGTACCAAATCTACCCATACCAATAACATCTGAATTTTTATTTTTACGAAGACCTTCCATGTAACTATCATAATTTATAGATAAGTCATCTAAGTATTCGAGTGACCCATCTCTGTTCTTATTTCCAGTAGGTGTAGCACGATTATTTATACCATCATATTTTGTAAGTGGTCTAACTTCTGATACATATTGGTATATAACTGGGAATCCAAATTTCTTAACTCTAGTTTTTCTTTGATAATTTTCATTTCTACTATTTGGATTTGTGAAGTTATATTCATCCATATCAACAAAGTCGGGTTCCCTTTTAGCATCATATACAGATACTTCAGCGTGTTCAAATATTAAATCAGATTTATTTATACCATCAGGTAATTTAGTTATAAATCTTAAATAATCCATTTGACCTTCCATATATACATCTGGTACAACAAGTAAGTCCTTTGTAACCTTTAAGTTAAATCTTAGTGTAAGAACGTTTTCTGATTTATGCTTAAAGTTTCCTTTTACATAACCTATATTTTCTATTTTATCTGTAGCTATATCTTCAAGAGTATATACAGAGTTCTTCTTAATATAAGTTAAGAAAGTATCTCTACTCATCTTTAAGTCAAGCTCACGTTTCATATTAGTTTTAGGTAGTTCTACAAGCCACTTATCTCTTAGCTTTATTCTAGGTTGTCCTGCTAAGAAATACCAAGGAGATGATGTGTTTGTTAAATCTGATTCTGGTACTACCATACGAAGTTGCATTCCACCATCATATTTACTATTTTCTCCAAGACACTTTATAACATCATAATTCTTTAGAGATTGTGAGTATGGAGCTGCTTGAATTGTAGCTGGTGTATCAGCTATAAATCTAATATCTGTAGGGAATATATCAACTACTGTCCATCTAGCATCTGTATACATATCATAAGGCTCATTTAAAGTTATGATACCTGTACTTGGATTAAATGTCCAGTAGGCTCTGTCATATTGCTGTCCATCTATAAATAGGACAGGGTTATATAGCACGTCAATATTAGATTGAATAGTTATAGCAGTTCTTTGTAATATTCCTGATTGAATATGTACAGCTGTATTCTCTTGAGGAACTATAGAACCCACATGTCCAGTCCTTATATCTTGTACAAGTTTTACAAGTTGACTGAATATATTTGCAGAAGGAATCTTCTCTACATTATTCTCAGTCATGCTTTGAGTTATTTGTACTTTCTTTACATACAACTCTAAGTCTTGCATAAGCTCTTGCCATGTTTGTAATCTATCTCCATCTTTATATCTTATACCATTTAATACCTTTTCAATAATAGCAACAGCGTCAGGATATTCAGCAGCATACTTACCAAAGTTAGCACCTTTATCTAGTTTACCAGCCATATCTTCTTCTTTAATCTTTCCAGATACTTCTATAATATTAGCCCATAATCCATTAGCTATTTGTATACTATCTCCATCTTTTCTTGTAGCTTGTATCTTTCTTATATGCCATGTCTCTTCTCCACTATCATCAGCAACAGTCATAACTGTCCCTAAAGGTTCATCAAGTTTAGCTATATCAGGAGTTGCAAGTTGTACTACAAGTTGTCTATTAGATAAGTCAGCTTTAGAAGCAAGTCCTTTTACAGTATAAGGCATAAGTTCAACCGGAGTATCTATATGAATCGCAAACCACATAACTCCATACTTTGAATAAGCATATCCTAGTTCTTGATATATAAACTCAGGATAAGTAAGTTGGAATCCACCGTCCACAGTTTGATTTAGATAGTACATTTCATTTGATACAAAGTTTTCATCACGAAGATTAGCCTTTGCGTTTTCTGGAACTTTAATGTGTCCAGCTGAATATATTGTAAGCCAGTTCTCATCTATAGGAACTACTATAGACTTAGCACGGTTTTCTAAAGTTGCAAGTTTCCACTTATTATCCGTCTTATCAAAGTAACAAGCTGACATTGGTGGTAAACCGTGTCCCGGTTGATTATATGTAAACGATACAGATTCTTCATTATTAGAAGCATTAAGTGGAACTATTAAATCTCCCGGCGTTAAACCTGAAGCGGCAAAGCTTGTCTTTGTTACTTCTCCAGTATATGGTATAAACGAACCACCATTAGGTGATTTATCACGAAGTATAAACTCTCCATCTATTTGTGTAGGTCTTACCCACACCTTTTCGTCTTTATAATAGAAAAGAACCGATAAGTCTACCTTATTTCCTATATCTCTTACGTAAGCATTATCCTTATCTATTCTATGATTTTTGTAATCCATGTGATACCCAAGTGTATGTCTATTTACAGACTCACCATTATCCATACCTAAAACCATTGTAGTTTCAAATAAGTAGTTTGTAGGCTCAGTTGGTTTAGTAGGCTTAGTATCAGGGTTTATACAATATACTAAATCAGCTGCTTCATTTGAAGTAAACTTATCGTAGTATATCTTTGTATCCTTAGCTCTTTGGTTTATCTCAGTTTCTACAGATTCTATTCTTGCATCGTGATTTAAAAGTTTAGCTTCTGTAGCTGTTTTAAAAGCTTTATAATCTAAGTATACATCTGTAACTGTAGTTGTAATAGGTTTTCCATCAGGTGTAGTTTCTCCTGTATAAATAACACAATTAGCACCATCTGTAACTATACCTATCTCTTTAAACTCTGTATCATTTGTACCTTCTATAGGAACTCTAACTTTGAATAGTCCAGTCGGTATATTCTTACTAGGTATCTTCTTTGCTGTATCTATTAAGAATGAGTGAATAGCCTTAGGTTCAGTTCCTATTGCCGTTGTAGAATTTATATAATTAATTAAGTCTATATATCCTGCACCACGAAGTGGAATAAGCTCTCCTGACTTAACTTTAAGCCAAGCATATCCAGTTTCACTATCTATGACAAGTTCCCCTACCACTATATTAGATTCATCATAATTTTGATGCTTTTTATCAAGTGGTAGAAAAACCATTCTTTTTACATCGGACATAATTATTCTCCTCCTTATTTTAAGTAATTTAACTATTTAAAGTGTTTGTGACTGTTTTCATATGAACATCAAAATATACTATTTATGTGCTATTTCGTGCAAAAATAACATAGTGGTAGTTAAAAATTATTAAAAATAAAAATAAATTAGGAGGTAAATAAATATGGCAAATATATTTGCAACACTATACGGTGAAGCACAAAATGCTATGAAAACTGGAAGTTTATATGGAAGCACTGCTGTTGGAGAAGCATCGGAAGCTGAAGTAATGGAAACTTACGTGCAATATCAAGAAGCTGCTATCGGAATGGAAAGAGACGGATATTTATATGCTGAATCTACAAATGAATTAATGAATTCTAAAGGACTATCTTTAATAGGTGCTTTCTTCTACGCAGAAGCTGAAGGAGGATTCTTCAAGAAAATAGTTAACGGACTTATTAAACTTTATGAAAAAGCAAAAGAATTCGTTATCAAATTACTTGGAAGATTCAGAAGCAATAAACAATACAGAACTGACTTAATATACATAGAAGATGTATTGAAAGCTGCTAAAGGTAGAAGTTATACAGAAGGAGCTTCTTTAAGTGTAAGAGAAGTTAAATTAGCTGCTATCACTAATGTAATAATGGGTGTATTAGGTGATACTAAATTATTAGGTACTGACTTTGGTACAGCTAATAAAACAAACGTTACTTACATTATAGGTAAAATGAAAGATGCTATTAAGGATGCTAAAACTGATAACGAAGGTGCTGCTAAGGCTGCAAAAGAAGCTTTAACTGAATTCCAAGGAACTTTAAATAATGTAGATGCTTTAACTAAAACTATCTACAAGAAAGCTATTGGTGAAAATGTGGATAAAGCTGGAGTTGACTTAAATCCAACTTCTCAAATTAAACCTGCTGAAGCTCTAGCTAAATTATGGGATGCTACAGATAAAAAATTAACTGGTGGAGATATCTCTAAATATGCTACTGCGTCATATAAAGCTATATTTGAAGACGGAAAATTAAAATTCGATGATATATCTAAAGCTTTAGATGAAGGTGTTAGCCAATACAAAGAAAAATTAGATGAACTTAAGCAATTATTAAGTGAAGCTGAAAGTAAAGCTCAATCATTTAATACAACTACTGATGAAAAAGAAAAAGCAACAGGAGATTTCGCTCAACAAATGGTGGGAGTATCTACTCAATTCTCTGGAATAGTTGCTAACATATCTACAGCTGTTATAACTGCTTATAACTCAGCTAAAATTCAATTAGATAAGTTAATAGCATTTATGAAACCTGTCTGTGCTAAATTAGATGAACTTAAGAAATCATCTAATAAAATTGACACAAACAATACTTCTGGTGGAGCTGGAGTTTAATTAAATTAAAAATAAAACAATACTCCTTCGGGAGTATTGTTTTAAACTCTGTCTAAAATCGTCTAAAACACCATTTTAGAGTAAAATTAACAATTAGGAGGTAAATAAATATGGCAAGTTTTATGGATACATATTTAGACACACAATCTAATTTTTCAAATGATATAAATTTATATTCTGAAGGATTTAGATTTGATGAGCAAGATATGGATTTTATAGAAGGACAAATAGCATTAAGAGAAGTATCAATTCTTCTTGAAAAAGAAGAAATAATGAGTAGAATGAATCTATACGCAGAAGCGGCTGGAGGAATACTTGTAGGAATATTATCATTTATTAAATCGGCTGTAGCTTTAATGATAAAGATATTTCTAGGATTTAAAGGAGTATTAATAGCGGTAATAGTAGCATTAATAGGTAGATTTATTATTAAAAAATTTAAAGGTGGTTCTACTTCGTATTCTGGTGGTGGAGGCGGAGGAGCTTCTTATTCGGGTTCTGTAAGCTCATCGTCTGGTATCCCTGCTGTGAATGTAGGAATTAAAGACGATATTCTAAAGCTTTTAAATGACGACGCTAAGGCAGCAAAGGTATTAGAAGCTGCAGGAATAGATTCAGCTAAATTAAAAGAAATTGCAGAGAAAGGCGGACATTCAGCAAAAGCTTTAGAAAAAATAATAAATAAAGTTTTAAATGATATAAGAGTGGAAGCAGATGATGCAAATACATCAGCACTTATTATTCCGGGATACGTAAAACCTGAAGCTATAGTTGCTAAATTGAATAGACTTATGGATACAAATTTAAGATTAGATGGAAGTAGTTATACTAATGTACTTAATAGAAATCCATACTATATCTTTGATAAAACTATATTTGACGCTAGAAGCAAACTTAACAAGATGGGAATATCACTTCCTACATTTTTAGTAGATTGTATAAGACATTATGATGGTATTGTTGCTGCATCTTATGTTGCTCAAATTGGAATTCTAAATTCTTTAGTGAATGCTTATTCTGGTGTGGGTGAAGTTCGTGTTCAAAAGAATTACTTTGAAGATATCATAAATGAGATAAAAAATGATATCCCAGCAGATACTATAAGAAGTATAGAATCGATTATGAGTGAGCTTAAAGAGTATGATGGTAAACAAAAACTAAATGCTTACTTCAAACCTATATTGAGGTCTATTCCCAATAGAGAGAAACCAAAAGACCCTAAAGATTATATAGAGATAGCGTCTATATTATCTGATATAACAAAATCAGTTAAAGAGACTAATAGTATAAAGGAAGCGAAACTGATTGTAAAATCTTTACAATTCGGTGACGACGGAGCTTTAATCGGTTCTGAATATGGAGAAGATGGTACAAAGGCTATAGAATACGCATGTATTAAAAACTTCATAAATGTTTTTGGTGATAACCGTCCAGATATGGGTAAACTTAAAACTGTACTAAATAAACTTGATGATTTAGGAAAACATGTTCAAAAATCTATAGGTGATAGTGGAATTGGCAATATAACAACTAAAGATTCATCTAAAGTAAATCTATCTAATGTAAAAGAAGTATCTACAGTTGCTATAAATATGGTATCGTGTGCTGCTCAATCTGTCAATATTATGTCATATTTCTTGAAGAATGAAGTAAATCCGATTCATAAAGTTATAGTTGAAGAAGTTGCGATACTTGCTGCAACTGAGTATACTTTAAAAGAAATGGAAAATTATCTATAAAATTTATATCCTCTCCATTTGGAGAGGATATATTTAAAATTCCATAACGGTTCCTGTAAGTGTATCTTCTGATGTTTTATCGTTCATAAATGCAGTAAATGCTACTAGAGACACTATATTATAAATGATAATTCCCAAGTCATACATCAATTCTTCGTACACTTTATTCTGTGTATTATTAATAGATGCTGGTCCTAACATCACTGATTGATTTACTATTGTAAGTAAGTTTATAGAAAACTCTATGATTTATGTCGATTTCAGATTCATATACTTCTTGCTCTTTCTGAGAGTCTAAGTATAAATCCATAAAATTCATAATACCACCTCTTAGTCTCCGTATTTTTGTCTGAAGATATTACTTAGGTCATTTCCTAACGCTTTAAAATCTTGTAACAATTCAGACTTCTCTTTTTCGACTTCATTACCTAAATCATCTTTTAAAGCTTTATTATTTTCTAATTCCTTTAAGATAAAGTCTTTAGCATAGCAAAGTTTATCCCAATATATGTGCATAGCATTTGCTATATGTACACTTTGGAAAATATATGGTGTTGATACACAAGCATTGTCTACTCTTACAGTAAGATTTGTTATATCTGCCATATTCTTTACAGTCGATTTAAGTATAGCTGAAGCATTACTAATTAAACCTTGAATTACACTATTTGAGCTAACGTGCTTAGCATCTTTTAAATCTTTTAAAGTATTTTTCTTAGCATCATCAAGTTCGTATTCTTCTTTCATTTGAGTCATATCTTTAAGATTTTCTCTTAGTACCTTTTTAGAAATTTCTTCAAATTTCATAGTACCGTTAAATCCTCTATCAGATATTACACCTTTCGGACTAGAACCTGCTCCACCCTTTTCTCCTAAAAATCTCATATTATTTATTTTATATCCGGGTTTAATTTCTACAGTTGCAAGTCCTACACTTGCTATATTCTTTTCAAGCATTTCACCCTTCAATAAATTCATATTGGCGTCATAAGCTTCAGCCTTAAAGTCACCAGAATTTTTGACAGCTGGGATACTATCAATATCTGCCAAGAAATCTTTCTCATTTATAAGTCCGTGTAGATTTGTTTTACCAAAGCTATATAGATAATATACAGGAGATAAAGCTACAGCATCTTTAGCTTTCATACCAAATAACTTATCTTCATCATTTATTTTCCCGATTACGTCGCCGTGTATTTGCTGAAACATACTCGATTTAGCATTGTTTATAATGTTATTATATAAGTCTTTACAAATATCTAAGGCTTCTGCATCATTTTTCTTCTTTTCGATATCTTCCATAGCCGCAGCTACATTACCTGAACATATCATCACATTTTTTACAATTCTGTAAGCTGCGTCCATATACGCTACAAGCCTTTTAATATGCTCAGCTTGGTCCTGTCCGTCAGATGGTTTAGCTATTTCAAATTTAAAGTTCATATTTTTATGAGCTCTAGCGTCTTTTAATACCTTATCTAAATCCGCTCCAGCTTTATTAGAGCTTGTATTATCTAAAGAATCTAATACATCTTTATTATCAAATAAATTTAATTTCTTAGCTAGAGTTTTTAGGGCATCCATATTATTTTTGATATTGTTATTTTTATATGTGTCAAGACTAACTTTACTATTTAAAGAGTCTTTTATAAGGTTAGTATCGAGTATTCCTTCTTTACTTACATCATCTTTAGATATTGATTTTGGAGTTTTAATATAAGCTATAGTTGTATTCATAAGAGTAGTTAGTTCTTTTAAAGAATTCCAAGAACTTGAATCTCCAGTTCCTACATTACTATTGCTACTAGGAGCATCGCTTCTTGTAGAACTTCCTCCACCAGAACCTGCACCACCAGAGTTATTAGCTTTATTCATTTTAAATCCAAAAGGTTTTGCTAGTATTTCTAAGACTTTTCTACATACATTCTTAATGAAATCTATAATAGCTTTCCAGAACTTTTTAAACATAGCCCATATTCTTTTAAAGAATCCTTGTTTAGCTCCATCGTCATCCGCTTCACCGTATAATACAGCGTCATCATTGAACCCACGAACTAAATCGAAGAATAAGTTGTCTATATAATTTGATGCTACTACAAGCTCAGCTTCAGCGTATGCGAATTCGTCAACTTCAGCTTGATATAGACCATCGTATAAGATTAAATTATCCATTTAATTTCCTCCTTATGTTATTAAATTAATTAACTAAAGGGGTGTTTTTGGGGGTAACGAACACCTTTATAGATATTTCACAAATAAAGGAGGTGTCTTTAGTTGGGTAATTTATACGATAAAACCGTAGACACAACCAATAAACTTCTAGCAAATCAGAATAGAGGTTATTACAAAAATAATATAAGAAGAATGGAATCAAAACCTATCTTCTGTACATATTATAATATATCAAATGCTGACTCTACTGTATCAAAAGGTATGGGACAAGTAAATGATTTTATATCAGAAAAATCTCCTGTTAGATATAGTAAGATTAATAATGTACCAATATACGCCTTTAAAGAATTTAATAGGGAAACTAGAAAGACAGATATTAAAGGAATAACTATAGAGCTTGATAATGAAGGGCTTATACCTTCATCATTTAATCCGCTTACTGGAGACTTCCTTATAATAGCTATACCTTCTGGACCTACTTTATTATTTAAGGTTACAGTAGCCGACCCTACAAATGTACTACAAGACCCACACTATAGACTTAGGTATACATACTATGCCGCTTTAAGTAAAGAGCCAGAAAAGTTTACACAACTTGATAAGCAGTGTGTAAATGAGTATGATTTTGTACTTACTAATGTTGGAGATAATAAAGCTTCACTTTTAGATATAGGTACTATAGCGTATATAAAAAGATTAGTTGCTGTATTTGGTAAACTTAATAGAGAGTATTTAGAAATCTTCTATGATGATACAAATAACTTACTTCTGCATTCACATGTATGTGAGGATAATCCTGAGCATCCAATAGATATGATTTATTATTCTCCACTTGTAGTTGAATTTCAAAGAAGACTTCGTCCTATAATGTATGAGTTTACAAAGACTTATTCTCAGGAGCTCATACTAACTCATGAGGATATGACACCTTTTTCTTTTGAAGATTCTATGTATGCCGATTTGATATATGATGATTTAACTTCTTTTTTAGGTTTATTTATGAGATTTAAACCTGAGTATTTCGATGAAGATGGAAAGTATTTAACTCTCATGAAGTGGTTTCCTGCTGATAGGTATATGACTGCTCTTAACATCTATAAGCGTCCTGATACGGTTGTTATGTGTGTTGGACTACCGTCTGATAAGACAGCTGAGCATATTATTAAAAACTCAAATAACAAACCATCAAATGTTAGAAAGTCTGAAATAGATAATTTCAAGAAAGCATTTGAGAAAAAGCTTGATGCCAATAGTTCTATTATAGCACATATTCAAGACATAATAGAGAATCCAAAAGAGATACTGGATATATGTAATGAGATAGTTATAGAAAATACTTTGGAATACTATATGCTTATGCCTATAGTATTATACTTATTAAGAAATGCAATAGAAGGGTCTCAACGTGACCCATCATATTTACTAGATGACGCTATGGAGGTTTAATATGGATTTTATAATGGCTTTTATAACTATTCCTGAAATAGTTCATTGCTTAGATATAGGACTTTATAGAGATAATAAAGATACTATAGCAATAATAGAACATCAGGAAAAAGAACCAGAATATCAATTATAATAAATTAGGAGGTAAATAATAGATATGAATAATACAAATATGTATCAGTTGCTAATAACTGCAACTAATAAAGAACACAGTAACCTTAAAACGTTTGGTTATGGACTTAACTATCCTATTCCAATAGTAAATCCTGTATGGGTTGGAATGGATAAGATAATCGCTGCACAAGCAAGTGGGAAACTTGATATAATGATACACAATGTTGACCCACCTGTACTTCTTACACCTGAATTATTCGCAAAGTTCACAGAGCTTGGATATGTTGATGAAGAAGTAGTTGCTGAAACTCCTCATAATGAAGAAGAGGAAGACGGAACTCATGAAGGAAATCCTGAAGATAATTCTCACACTGAAGAATCGCATGAAACTCATGAAGAAGAAAATCATATTACAGGTGGAATAAGTGAATCTGAAGTAGTGCCACCTACACCAACTGTACCAGCTACAGAAACTGAAACAGTACCAGCTGCTCCTGAACCTGAAGCTGAAGCTCCTTCACAAGTTGACTTCAGAGTTAAATTCGTTCCTACTGGAGCTTACAGAGCTGGTAAAAAGTTATTTGAAAATACAGATTCTATAGGATATGAAACTGGAGACCAAGATGTAGCTATACTTGTACAAGTAACTGGTTTAAAAGATACAAACGGAAATATAACTGAAGATAAGATTAAAGTTTTAGCAGGTAACCCATATTCTGCAGACGGATTAAGATTCCCTGTAGAACTTATGATGCAAAATGATAAACCATTCTTCTCTAAAAATTCTAAAGGAATTATTACATTTATAGCTGCTTATAGTGTAACTGACTTAAATGGAATTAATAATATGGGTGTAGCATTACAAGTTAATGGTGAACAAGTTGGTTACGCTTCAATATATAAACACGCTGAAGCAAGTGACCATCTATAATAAATAATAATGACAGGAGGGAGTTATAATGTCAAATGGAAAGTCGCCATTCTCGGCTTTAGCAGACCATGTCGGTACTATACTTACAACTCTTTTATCGGCTTCGGTAATCGGTGTTATATCTATCGCTATAACTGTCTATCAACAAGCTATCGAGGTTAATCATATTAATGAATCTATCCACGATATGCACGTTACGTTAGAAGAGTTAAAGCATAGAAGTGTGAGTGCTGATGTTCGTCTATCTGTCATGGAAGACTCAGTTAAAAAACTCCAATCCGATATGGAAGATGTGAAGTACAGAGAGTACA